GTTATGGAGTGAATATCACCAAGCGTGAACTCAACATCCTGAGACAGTGTTAAAGTTAAATTATTGACAGCTATAACTTCTCCATCAAAAGTATTAACCCTAGTACCCTTAACAATGCTAATCATATCCATAGGGCGAACGTAGCGCCCCTCTGCAGTCACAACAATATCAACCGCTAGCTTTTGATTGCGTATCTTGTTGTATTCTCTATTGGCTCTTATTGTGGCCTGCTGAAAATTACGAATACCTGCAATATTAAACTGCTTAGGATTAACCGCGCTCTTATCGCTAGGGATATAGATGGTTTCGGTTGTGTCCGTGTCTGGGTCTGTCCAGTTGAACTCAACGCCATCGGGTATCTCTGATCGGTTAAAGTTTCTAGTATAGCTTTCAGAATCAGGTATCTTGCTTCGATGCGTAAACAGCATAGCGGGGATTAATTGCGGCCTCTCAAATATAGCCTTAATCACTGAGCCTTCACGATAAGCAATGCAGTTAATCGCATTGAATACAGTTTGTGCGTAGTCTTGATAGCTGATATCTGTAGAGTCAAATGTATAGCTAAAGTTTGTATGATTATCATTGCCAAAATAGCTATCTATCTCAGCATTCAAATCAAGCAAGCCCTGAATATCTATCTCATCACTTGTACGATTGCCGATAACAGGGTCTAAAGAATCCGTAATAAATGACTGTATAGCATTCGTATTAGGCGCTAGTGGGCCTTGTGTATTCTCGTCAATGTAAGGCTCTAGCATCTCAGTAGCAATGCAGCTAAGCTGTCTTTCTTTTACTGATGTTGCAAAAGGCGTTGCTGTTGTCTTTGTCTGTATAGTTGTCACATCACCAAATTCATGGTTAGACTCTATATTAGCCAGCGCATAAACGTCTTTTAGTCTTATTTCATCAACAACTTGACCGTTAAAGGTTGTGTCTCTTGGCGTTGTACGCTTGGCTCTACAAGCAAATTTGATAGCTGAAGCCTTACCACCATCAGAGATAAAGTTATACTCAGTAGTTTTCCCTTTCTGCTTTTGATTGTCGCCATCTATAACTCCATTTACTGTCATTATTGCGCCGACTAGATTGTCGTTATCGTCGACCTCTTGGAATTGAATTTCATAATCCACAAAAGTAGAATTTAGGCTTTCACTGCCATCATCTTTGTACATTCCAAAAGGCGCGACGACGTTAACAATTGCTGATTCACTAGGTCTTGATGTAAGGTAAAACCAATCTGTAAACTCTTGCACTTCGTCAGGCTCAATCTCGCCAGATGTTGGCTTTATTGGAATTTGAGGCAACGAAGGAAATCCCTTTTTCAAGTGCATTGCAGTTTCTGAGCTATAATTGACCTCCCAAGTTCCGCTTACATCTACACCACCCACAACCATGTCAATAAAAGTTGCAAAGCTGCCTACAGGATAAGAAGATGGCGATAAAAGAAAGCCGGTTTGTTGGTTTGGTACGACAAAAAAATTAGTATCCTTAAACTGTTCTATCGTATAAACCATGATTTTGTCTTTTGTATAGTTTGCTTCAGCAAAATCAGATACTAGCGTTAAGTCGCTTGCTTGTGGGCTTCTTTGTGGTATATAGATATCTCTCTCTATATCAATGCCGATTGTTTCATCAGGTGGCGATGTATTAGGGTTATGATTTGGGTAATATATTTCTACACCTGATCCGCTTATAAGCTCTATAGGCGTGTCGCCATCTTTTAAGCTATCTAATTGATACTGTCCACGCCCTACACAATAATAGCCATGCTCTATTTCTTTGTTGTCCTCATAAATTGAATATGCAGGCATGATAACATCAGGAATAGATAATACCTGACCTTTGATATCTGGTATTCTTTGCAAAGGTCTAGCTTGGTTTGACCTTGAGCTTAATTGATTGTTTGGGCTTTCTTGCTGTCTGTTTACGTTCTGAGGCAATTCCGGCTTAGGCGTTAATGCCACAACCGCAACCGCTAGGACAACTGAAACAATAATAAAAGCAGCGGTAACCGCATCTGCAGGCGTATCCAAAACAATGAACTCGCCATCCTTCATCAATTCAGCTTCATTGAATGTGATGCAGTTTTCTTGAGATGGCTTGAACGAGCTAAACACCGAAAAAGCATCACCTGCCTCAAAGTTATCAACTAGCCAATCAGCAATGCAGCCATCAGTATCAATTTCTTCAAATTGACCTGTAAGCATTCCATCTTTTTTAAAGTATCTTATCTTTGCCAAAATTCAATCTCTGTAAATCCATGACCGGCTAAGCTCAAAGGCTCATAAACAACCGAGCCTGAACGACTAGCGGAATGAAGTATCTTTCCATTAACCCATAATCCGCAATGAAAAATAAAACCAAACTTGGTTCTCTTTTTGAATATTACCACATCTAAATCATTAGGCTTTTCTACCTGCTTAAATCCATGTGAGCCATTAGCAAAGGCAGCCGTAAAAGTTGCAGCTATATCTCTTATTGAATTTGAAGGGCTTGGAAAGTCGGTTATTTCACTAGAAAACTTATCATGGTAAACCTTTGCCACTAATCCCCAACAATTCACACCGTTCTTATTATGGATATCATAAGGGATGCCAATGTATTCAATCATAAGGCCCTCAACATCGGGAATGTGTCGTAGTCGTAAATGATGCCAGTCTTAGACCAATTTAATTGGGGTGCGCCTGCTGTAACTGTAAATATGCCTTTCTCTTGCGCTACGTTTATCGCCTCAAGTCTATAAGGCCCATCACCAATGCCGGTTAAATCGCTAGCATTGTAAGCTCGATAAATAATAGATATTTTCTCATCGTCATCTAGGGGAATTAAATCAAGATTATCATCAAGCTTGTTTTCAATATCTGAAATCGTAAAACTAAAGTTTTGGTCTAGGTCTGATTTTGTTGAGTTAAGCTTAGGCTCGAAGTTTGCGCCCTCGAAAAATACCGTTGAGCCTGTTTCTATCCAGGCATTAACACCGTCAGGCTCTCTAGTAAATCTGAATGCCTGATTGAATTTTGAGTGTGATATCTCAATAGTTTCTATTATGTAATCGCCTTGCGGATAGGTCGTTAATAAAACCCTTAGCTTTTCTTCTGTAGTCATGCCGGTAAAGTCTCCAAAGCAAACACCTCAAGCGCATCTAGTAAGTCATTTAATCCATCTCCGTAAATGTCGTATAACTCTACTAAATCGCCACCAAAAGGCGCATCTTGTGCGGGGGTTTTCTCAGCTATCACAGTAAAAGATATAATAATAATTGGGTCTCGAGATTGATCATAATTTAGTGATGTAGGGTCAATCTGAACTACGTGCGTTTCTATGCCATTCCCGCTATCAAGCTGCATATTAAACTTATCTGCACCTGAATTAATCTGACCAAAGTAAAAATCTTGAAAAACCTGAAGCCTTAACGGATTGCAAACAATGGTAACCGTGAAAGGGACTGGTCCTGTTCGATAATCCAACATTTGCAAAGCAACGCCGCCTTGCACCTGTTGAGAAATAACATTATTAGGCGCTGTATAAGAATAGCCCTCATTTACCGAAGGCTTTAAACCACTAGGAAAATCAGCCATTAAAACTGCCTCTGTACTTTTCTTGTTCGATCAAGGTTTTTATTAAACTGTGAGTTAGGCTGCGTGACTTCTGCGTTCAACACCTCATTAACAATCACTCTCACACGCCCATCACTCATAGTCTCAGCTGTTGCCTTTGTTCCGCTAGCGTAGTTATTCACTACAACACTAGGCGCACTATTGCCCATCGATGCGGTTTGGTCTGCAGTGGCTATTCTTCCGCCTGAGTTAAATCTGACTAATTCAGGGCCTTTCTCACCAACCAATAAATCTTGACCTCTTGAGAATTGCCCGCCTTGCTGTCTTGCGCTTGGTGGCTTTTGCTGTGAGATAGTGGCAAGCTGAACCGCACCTGCTGCACTAATAGCACCGGCTAAAGCAGGTCCAATAATAGGACCTAAAGATAAAGCTTTTGTAACACCCTCAGCAATATTCACAACCGCATTAGACACAGCTGCAGCCTGACCTATTCTAAACAACTCTTTATTGCTTGATGTAGTCAGTGTCGAAACTGCACTAAGCCCTTGGCCCAAAGCATCCTCTCTTGCCGACTGATAGGCTTGCTCTGACTCTAGCTGTGCGTTTTCATAATCTCTTTGAAGCTCTTTCCTTCTCTCAAAGCTTTCTCTTATCAAATCTTCTTCTTTTCTGAGATTGCTTTCAATGCTATTAAAGCGCCCACCTTCCGCACTTATTCCTGATATTGAGAATAAGTTAGCGTCTTCAAGTCTTGCCTGCTCTTCTTTAAGCTCTTTTATTCTTTGCGTAGCTTCTGCAGCTTCATCTCTTAACCTAGCAAGTCTTGACCTATCACCCGCACCACTTCTGCCACCGCCTCTTAAATTTCTGCCCTCTAGCTTTTCTATCTCTTCATTAATGCCTGCAAGCCTTTCCTCAACCGCGCCAATAGTGGCTAAGTTCTCAGTGGCTATAAATACATTAAAGAATTCAATTAGTGCCTGAGTTGCAGTTGGTACACTTTCAGCAACACTTGAAAAGAAACTATCTAAGGTAGGCGCTAAGGTAGCGGATATTTTACCGGCTGCGTTATCGGTAGTTGTAGAAAGCAAATCAAAGCTAGCACTTAATGCGCGTAATCCGCCCTGTTCGCTCGTGGTTAGCTCTAGCTGCTCATTGAGTCGCGCATATTGACCTGTAAGCCTTTCAAGCTCTCTGCCTTCATTGGCTAGCAATGGTATAAGCGCAGTGGTATCAGATGCTATCGACTCTAGGTAAAAACTTTGCTGCTCAAGTGGTACGTTTGCTTGCTCGAATGCTTGCTGAACTCTACCTAATACTTGAGGCCCTGATAATCCTTGCAGCTCTTCTGCAGTCAAATCAACCAAAGGCGCGACTTGCTCAAAGAAATCCTTAAAGCCGCCGCCACCTGTAGCAATGAACTCACCTAGCTTTTCATTGGTATCTTTTGAAATATCGGATAGCTTTTCAGCACTTATACCAACTTGCTCAGTTGCGAATGCAGTAGCCTTGAACGTGTCAACAGAATCGTTGGCTATCTTGGATAGGTTTTGCCATTCCTTTTGCGCATCAGCCGTTTTAGTAGCGAATACAGCCAAAGCAGTACCGGCAGCACCTAAAGCAGCACCGGCCTTGGCAACAAAAGCAGCACCACTTTTTAAGGTCTTGCCTAGCTTCTGAGTTGAACTATCTGCATCTTGTGCCGAATCGCTAAAACCTTCTAGCTCATCCGTAGCACGTTTAACGCCTTTAGTCTCTACCTTGGCAACGAGGCGCGCTGTATCAACCATGTACTGAACCCTCAAAGATTCGATCTATCATCATAATAATATCAACCTCAAAAGGAGATAGTGACAAATCAAGCATTGATGAAAAATTATTCAATTCAGTATAACTAATTTTTTTACCTTTCGCTTGCTTTACACTGTAGAAGTATTCGAGCAAATAAACCGCATCTTCATTAGGCTCTTCATAGTCCAATTCAGGAACTTTAACCTTATGAGATACCGCCTTTAAATGCTCTAGCCTTGTAGCGCCATCCTCACCCACTTTAAGCAATGGGAAATAGCTTCTACAATATTCAGCAAGCGATTCTACTTTTTTGTAAAGTTGGCGTGATTTGCACTGAAAATATCAACCTTATCAGCTATTTGTGGCGCTTCTTTAAGGAAGTTTATCTTATTATCTTCTGTGCATTCCTTATCAAAGGACCATGATTCAATCATTGCCGATATAATAAGGTTTTTAGCATCTTCTAGGCTGATGTCATTTTGTAACTTTTCACGATACATTCTAGCCTTAGCATCTCGCACAGGCTTAGACTCAGCGCCTAGAATCATTAAGTATTCATCAGTGGGACTACCATCAGGCAGATATAAGGGAAGCTTTTTAGGCTTTGAATGCGCCTTGGCTGTGTAAAATTCTTTCATGTTTGCTCTCTTTAAGTGAATGCTCTCTTTTGTCAATTTGAATGACCGCAGCGAGAGCGCACTGCGTTGCTATTTAAAGCAGTCAACTAGGTAAGACGTTGAATAACAATACTTGAGCCTGCAGGCGGCTTAATTGCACTTGCGTCTAATGTTTGGGTAATTGAGCCAGGGCCTGAAACATCAGGAGCGCCGGAAGTGTAAACTGTGCGAGGGTATGAAAACATCAAAGCCCCATCTGCAGACTCCATAAGTAAGTAAATACTTTGCTCCGTCTCATTAATGAATCGGCTTAGCTGAGTGTAATCAATAAAGAATGTCGACAAAGATAAGTCGCTCAATACACGGCCTTGCTCGATGAAAGATACTGAATTATCACCAAGCTCAAACTGTGCGCTTGATTCTGTGTCAGTGGTAGCATCTACGCCGGTAACAAACCCAATCGGGTCGCCTGCTTCAATAATTGAGCCATCAACACCTGCATATATCTCAGTTTTAGTGCTAGACGGGAATGTCGAGCCTGCAGGCAGTGAGGCATTAACCTCTTGAGTTAAGCCTAGCGTTTGGAATGTTCCAGTATTCAAAGCGTTTACAGCCATATTGAACGACAAGTTCACAAACTTAACACCGCGCGTAATGGTATAGCCGCCATTGCCACTGTCCAAGTCAGGGTACTCTTCTAGAATGGTAAAAGAGCGACAATCTTCGCCAATCTCTACGGTATCGCCTTTAACAATATCGGTAGTGGTTTGAGCCTCATCTGATAAGAAGCCATCTGCAACCGCGCCCGCCGTAATAACCGTATTAGTTACGCCAGTAACCAAAACAGGCAGCGCATTATTACCAGTCAAAGAAGGAAATTTAATTAAGTCACCAACATTGATAATGCCTGTAAAATCACTCGTTCCCGTAAAAGTCTTAGCCGTTCCGTCTACAGTGATATCCTCACCGTTTAGAACTGAGCCTGGCTGCCAAGTATTGCCAAGTAATGCCGCGTAAAGGTCATCATGCGAACCATAAGACATTTCAAAAGCAATATCGCCGCTTGTTTGATTCTGCCCGAGTCGAGTGTCTGCACGATCACGCGAACCATCAAGCTCATTACTGGATAGGGTATCTTTAGTTAGCTGCAGATTTCCGCTTGTTCTTCTAAGCAAAGTAAATGCAGGATTATCAGGAGTTACGCCACAAGTGACTTCCTCCACGTAGTACATGGCACTGGCCGCACCAGTAGCCGGTTTAGGACAAATAGTCATTGTACGCGCTCCGTAAATGCATAATATTCAATGTTAAGTGATAATGTAGCCCAACCGTTTGCAATCTGCATAACGCCCGCGCTTACATTCTGTATATTAACGTTTATTGTTGAACCTGTAAAAGTGGCGCCACTTTTGAAAACTGCGTTTATAGTATCCGCCATTTCTGCATGACTAGTTGGACCTTCGCCTTCTGGGTAATTAATATCAATCTGAAATATGCCTGAGTGATTATCACACCCAACCCATCCGAGTTCAGCTTGAAGTGTAGGCGCTCTCAACATGAACACAGACAAATAGCCTGACTTATCTGCAGGCTCAAACTTCACGTTTTCATAAGCTATCGGCAGACCAAAACCACCGGACTCAACCGCACTATATAAAACCTTTTGTATTTCAGCTATTGCGGACACGCGCAGCTTCCTCATTGATTAATTGTTGAAACCTTACTGCATTCACCCTTACTACACCTTGAGGCGCTTGCTTAGAATATCCGCCCGATGTTTTAGTGCCTGACTGAGCCGGATTAGGATAGCCGCCATATTCAATGACTTCTGAATAAGGCAGATTATTAGTAAATGTAATCGCTTGGAAATTCCTTAGAGCTAATACATCCCTAGTCATCTCACTAATAACGCCAGAGTCACTACCACCATTATCATCAGGATTCACTTCACTAGATGGCGTTAAGCCCGAAACAAACCAGTTATTCCTGAATGTGCCCTCATCAACAGGGCTTGATTTAATGATGCCTGAGAATAACTTAATAGCCGCACCTCTGACTGTCTCATCAAAGCTCAATTCAGCCTCTTTAACCCACTTAGACACATCAACGCTAAAACTCATTTACGCACCTGTACACGATAGCAAAGCTCTGACACGCTAGGCTTAAACTCTTGAATACTGATTACCTTATAATCGCCGCCATCTATGATGAATACATCATTAACTTCTGGCTTAAAGTCTCGCCTAAAGGTTACGGTCAAATCACCGGCTAAAATTGTTGTATTATTCACCTGCCCGACATTGTAAGGCACGACAACCCCAACCGCCTCAAAATCACTCGATAAGCCTTTTATAAACTCACCTGCAGACATTGAGCCGGTATCTCTACGCACTTGTATAGGATGCTCGTTAAATCGAGTCAAAAGCCTATCAGCTACGTTTTGAAGCCTTGCATAGTTGAAGGTCATACGCGAAACACTCTCAAAGATGCTGAGTACATCCCAAATAAAGGTTGCAGAAGCGCATCAATCGATGAAAAGTTAAAGGTGTCGCTATTTATACCATTGTCTGCATAGTCAACCGCAACCGCACCTGTTACCTCTTCATGCGTTATTGTTTGGCCAGTACCCACTGAGAACAAAACGCCAGGCTGCTGTGATTCGTAGTATGCCGCATAGCATTGGGCATCAATTAGCTGTTTAGGTATTTTGTCGCTATCTAATGGAAAGCCATTCACACAAACACCCGAACGAGGAAACGAGCCAGTTTGATCTGCGCTTACTCTATTTCCTTGATACTCATTCTCAAATGAATTTACATAGTCATAGCCTAATATGATTTTGGCATCATCAATATTAGATATGTCTAATCCTCTGGCAGTCAAATACGCTTGGCAATCAGTCAGTGATACATAGCTATTTGCGTTTGTTACAACCGTTCCGTCTTCTACAATTATCGGCATATACCACCTATTGAATTGTGATTATTACTGTTCTTGTTTGCCAGTTGTTATTACCTGAGCGCCTAATCACTCTAAAATCAAAGTAATCATCCTTTGCAGCCTCAATGGGAGCGATAATAGTTATATTTGAAGCACTTCCTGAAGGCTCTGCAAAGCCCGCCGCAGGTAACCTGCCAGTAAAGTCATCAACTGCAGGCGCTAAGCCATTTTTAAAACAGGCAAACTGTAAATCAGGACTTCCTGCTCCAGTCTCTTCTCCAAATAAATTAACAGTCATAGTCCCCTCAAAATCACTCCCGCCATCATATCTTAAAGCGAAAGACTGGGGGTCTGCGTCAACTGGGTTCTGAATAACAGACCATCGCTCTAGGTTTAGAGCAGATACAAAATCAGCAAGCAAAATTACTGGCGTATCCGTTGCCAACGTTGTTTGTATCTGAGTTGTATCTGGAAAAGGGTCGTAATACATAGTGCCAATAAACTTTGAATCCCTTAGCCCCGTGTTACCGCTTGAAACAACCCTTAAATCTTTAGTGGTTATGCCTCCTGAAAGACTTGCTCCACCATTCTTAAAGACATTACCAACAATAGAGTGAAGCCCTTCGCCTGTATCATCAGGGCCTTCTATGGCATTACCCAACCCATTAAATATATTAGCCGATATATTCATTATGCCTTCTGCTGTTCTTTGGGTTATCGCATCAGAGGCTATGGCAGTGCTTGTTGGGTCGGTAGATGAGAATGTGTTATCAACAATAGATATATCAGGTATATTTTCCGCGCCTGTAAAATCTAGAAACTTCCCGCTATAGTCAGAATATCTGCCATTTGTTGAGTTTATATCACTGTTTGAATTGCCTAGCCACTGAGCGCCCCCGCATCTTGCTGCCGTATAAAGCCTGAACGATGTAACAAATACATTCTCAAAAGTACCCATCGAACCCCAATCACTAGCGAATCCATTCTGTAATACAAAAGATTGAAAAGCGTTTGTCATATTGGCCTCAATATATGCAGGAGTTGCAGCACCAGTATAAATAACATTCATAAACTCTAAGGCACATGCGCCCCTAGCAGTAACAAATGTATCTGTACACTGAGAAAGAAACGAGAAATAGCGATTCATACTGCGAATAACAACCATCCCCGCCGGTGGTATATAAAAGGTTCTTATTCCAAAATCTAAAGGAGCTGTTATTAAGTAAGCTGTATTGGCTTCTAGCTGCGTTGAAGTCCTTCCTATATCAGCTATGAAAGTTTCACTAGGCCAATCTGAATCTTTTGCAATGAGCTTAGTTTTTAAACCTAATCCAACAATACCCCCGATAAAATCAACAGGTCCTGCCACTGTTTGCAGTGAAGTCTCAGCAACATTTAACGCAGAATCAGCCACGTCACTATCATAAGAACGCTTCCTTGATGGCGTTATCTCTTGAGATGTGTTGTCAGGGAATTGGCTCGAGCTTTCCGCTTTTAAACCTGATATGTCTCTAGCTGTCATAATTAAAAGAACCCCATCCGCCTAAGCGAACAAATAAAAAGAATAAAGGCGCAATTAATACTGCTATCGGATGCGTCTTTTTTAGCATTCTAAAACCAAAGCGCCAA